TTGAATATTAGCAAGCCTGTTATTGGTGCGGCAACGGCATCACGTTGGGTTGTAGTAATGTGAGGTACTAATAGACCAGATCCTGCCATGGTAATGTAATTACTACCAGTGCTTACAACTAAATTAGCCGAACCCCCTGTGGAATCCCCAAGTATTATTTCTTTTGAATTTGGATTAAAATAAATACCTGTATTTAAATTATCAATATCATTTGCATATATTTTAAATGTGTTTGTGCTGGGTATTAATACTGAACGGTTGGATGAGATAGTGCCATCACCTGTGTAGATTGTTGCACTACCACCACCACCACTATACAAGCTATCCCCCTGATGTTTGGTTAGGAGGGAACTGTCGGTTAAAAGCGTGTTTGGTGTAACCCGTATAGTACTATCATCTACTACCGTTACCTCTAATGGATAGTCGAATATTGCTTTGCGGCGGCCGATGGTGTCAGAACGATGGCTAAGGTTTGTCGTGTCTGTTGAACTCCCAATACTTCCCCACGATACACCATTCCACCCGGCAAAACCAAAACCTGGTTTGTACTTTATTTGCCCAGCCCTTGAAGTGCCACGGCCAATAGAGGTATCACCAACGGGTAACGCTAATCCACCACTATCAAACTTTCCATACTTAAATTCATAGCCTGCCGCCCCCTGAGGCGTATAAACAATACCTGCCGCTGATGTGGTAAATATAACTGAATCGGGTGCAGATGTAGAACCGCCACATACAGATACTATCTGCAATCTATACGCCTTTGATGGGCTAAGACCGCCAACTGTAAATGATGTAGCCGCTGTATTGCCGTTGGCTGTATAAATATGCGTTGGGTAAGTGGTGTATAAATTCCAACTGTACAGCGATGCACCGGATGCGGCGGTATATGTAAACGTTACAGTGTTGGAACTAACAAAACTGGCAACTAAAGAACCTGGTGGAAGGCACTGCCCGTAAGCAATTCCAAAAAGCATCCACGATATAATAATTAACTTCCTCATACAGACTGATATAAAATGTAAAATGTTTCATTTGGTTCAAATGGAATGGCCCATGTAAATGTACCAGTGGCACTATCGTATAATACCTCCTTGCTTGCAGGTACGCCGCTATAAATAATAGCACAGTTCCCAATACCATCCTTATGTACATCCAGTACATCTACAATAGCCAGTGAAGGTATTGTTATTGCCATTTCTCCACCTATTGCTGCACTCTGGTATCTTTTCACTGCTGATAATAATAATGGTGTTGGTATAAATGATTGTTGTAGTGCCCCTGTACCCTGTAAAGATAAATTAAAACTTGCTACATTTCCAAGGTCACCGTTATCTGTACTTGAAGTTATGTAAAAATAACAAGTATCTGTATAATTATTACCCTGTTCATCCTGCCTGACAAACCTGCATTGTAGTAGTGTCATTGCAATTTGCTTTGCCCTCAAATCTGCCAGGTTCAGCATCCCAGGCGTATCTAAATTTACTGCCCCTGTAATTGTTCCAGTAAAACTATGTTTTTGCGGTAAGAATGAAGCCCATTGTCCGCTGCCGGTAGTGCTTGTTTCAACCATGGACGTATTTAAAACCAGTTCGCAACTGATAGCACAAGCGTAGTGACGAAAGCCTCCATTGTCATAAATAAGCAGTGATACGTCTTTGCCTGTGATAATCATTTTTTTATTTTACGCTATAAAGATAATCAAAAGTGTATGTGTTCAATAAATCAGTTTCAACTTCGCTGTCTTTGTGTGTTTCAAATATTGTTAGTGCCACTGAATTATTCCTGTAATCAATTTCAACTCTGCCAGGCGCAAATACAGGGTCGGGGAAAGCGGAGTATTTTAATGTCATTAACTTACTTAATATGCGCCCATTTTGTAAAAGTCCATAAAAATTACCTTCTATTTTAGTCCGTGGCTTAAAGTTTAAAAACAATTGCTCTAGTGTCATTATTTCCCCCAATCTTCTGCGTTCAGTCGGTGTAGATACCCTATACCAGTTACGGGTTTTATTTTGTATAAGGCTGGAAAAGTCAGGCTGGAAAAGTGTTCCTAAAATACTATTTCGTGGGCTATCGTCTATAGTGACAGTTCCATCTAAAATATTTTTAATTACAGGCGGCTGTTCCTGTGTATGCACTTGCCCAATTATTAAGGTGCTGTCGTTTATGTAGGGGGTGTATTTTAAACGAATATCCTTAAAACTTGTTTCACTTGTTGGTGTGGTGCTTAACACGGCTTGTGGAAAATAAACGTAAATCAATCCGCTTATTGGCACCAGTATAGGGTTGATTATTACACTTTGGATATCAGTAGTTGCACCAGATGCACTATACTTCCATCTGCCAGTATTAGTCCAGTCTTGCGGAACACCCGATGTGCCATTATTAGCATATACATTGCTGGTAAGGTTATCCGTTAGCCGCATGGTAAAATATATAATACCAAAAGCACCACCAGTATTACATTTGAATGTAAAAGATAATTCTACGCTATCACCTGCATTTACTTCAAACGGCTGCATGAGTATCGCTCTTGTCTGGTCATCAATTCCCTGCACCACAAGTGTACGCTCTATTTCAGTACCCGTATAATCTTTTATTATCCGAATAAAAAATCTTGATGTTGGATAAAATGTTGTTCCACGAAAAAAATCAGGCGGATTATCGTACTCGTAATAAGTTTGTAATGAAGTACCTGACCCAGTAGTGTACGTAACTGTTAGCGGCCCCGTATTTTGCAAATCTGCATTCCTTAGCAACTGAGGAGTAGCCTGATAGTTGAAGGTTTTTTTAGTATGTTTATACGGTCTTACAATGCTTTGCAGAGGTGCGGTTTCAGGATAAGTAACCTGGCTGTAACCTGCATTTAAAACATTTGGTATTGAACGGGTGCCAATAAAATTAAAATCCTTGTCATACTCGTAAGCATCTGCTGATGATGAGTACCTGTATTCAGATAATCTTATTATATACCACACTCCATTTGCTTGAAATATTTGCAGTTCAAAAGTCTTACAAATAATATCTAGCACATCCCAGCATTTACCAAAACTTGTATCATTCAAAAAAGCCCTGACATCAATATAAGTTTGCTCAAAAGAACACCTTGAAGTATCCTGCGTTTCTTCAAAAACACTATCTAAAATATATGTTTCAAGTTCAAGCCCGGTATTGAAAAGACATACCCTGATTATATTTAGAATAGTATTCCTTTTATATAAATCAATATTACCTGTACCAACCATTACGCAAGGCCAGGCAATTGCATCGGTGAAAAAAGATAAATCAGCTACCTGTACTTTCCAGTTGCCATCCCCAATCCTTGATACAAGCGTTGGCGTTAGTGTTATGTTAGCGGCTGGATTTATATGCCCTGTTATGGTAAATGGCACACCGAGTAATGGTACAAAATTAGTATTATAGAAGTAAACAAAATTGTCAGGTATTGGTGAAATAAAATCAAATTTTACTGTCGCCAGTAATCCCATTGCCGGTAAATTTTCATCCAAACTTACAGACTTTAATAATCCCAAATTATCATTTGCTGATAGAAAAACCTGGTGCAAGTAATCTTCCATACTTTCGCTGCAATCTGCCTGCACAATAAAGCCTATAAATAAAATCTGTCCTGTTTGCACACAGCTTAATTTTATTCGGTACTTATCATCCTCTTCACTGTAAAAATTTATTAACGGCAGTGTGCCATCGTGTAAATAAGCAAGTTTTATGCTGCTTCCATATATCCCCGGCTCAATACTATCATTATCCCATGTGTGAATTACAGGCGTAGCAGCCAATGTCATCGGGTAGAAAATGCCATTGTAATTTTTTTCTTCTATCTCAATTACATAAGTAGTAGTCACTGCTGCGGTACTATCAAAAGCCGTTTTATATTTTAGTCCGTAATTAGCCATTGCGCCCGTTGGTTGCTGTTTGCCTTTTAAATGATGTTACTATATCGCTACCCCTTATAACTGTATCTGCAATAAATATTACAGGTGATGCGCTGCCTATGCCTCCCAAAGCATGATTTGGTATTACATCACTACCGGATGGCAGCCTTACCAATTCAGGCCCACGTTCACCAACTATTGCAAGACCGCCGCCGAAATTTTGTACGCCGTTGGCAAAGCCTGGAATAGCATTTTGCAACAATGCGCCTAACGCAACCGCCGCAATACCTGCTATTACCGTTCCTATACCTGGTGAAAACTTAAACTTTTCCAAAGCAATCTTTGCAGTACCTATTGCAATCATAGCCTCTCCAAGTTGCTTTAAACCTGCACCCAGCACTTTAAATAGTCCACCAAAAACAGTTTTGCCAATATCAGCACCGCTTGAAATGGCATTGCCTATACTTTCTCCTACACCTGCCAGTGCAGACTGAAATGTTGATTTTATATTATCGGCCGCCGACTGGTTTAAATCCTCAACCATTTTATACAAAGCCCTTAGTCTTTTTTCAAGGTCGCTCGTAGTTACATCAACAGGTATTTTTATTGGCTTTATGAGTGGATTTACACCCAGTAATTTATCAGCTTCTGCCCTTGCTTTTTCGAGGCCTTCTTTTACTTCAAATGAGGTGGGGATTTTAATATCCGAAACTATTTTATTAAGCCCTGGCAATAAATCTTTAATATCCCCAAAAAGTTTCTGTATGATAGTATCCTTTGGTGATACTTTAAAATCCCTTATTAAATGCTGAATGGTATTTTCAATTGCAGATATTTTATTTTTAGCCTCATTGGTGCCTAAGTTTATTTCCTTGCTGTTTAAAAAACTTATTTCTCTTGCCAATTTAGCTAATACATCACTAACAGTTTCAGCAGATTTTTTAATGCCTGCAACTTTTGGCTCTGCAATTCCATTAAAATCAAATTTGAATTTCTTTGCAAGGTCTTCTGCGTCTTTAAGGAATTTATCAGCAATATTTAGCTGCGCTTTACTTGCATCCTGCGATGCTTTTATGGCAATATCTTTTGCTTTTTGTGCCGCAACTTCACGTGCTTTAAGCCCTGCATTTATATCCGCTGTTGACGGCACAAAACCAGGCGCAGAACTATTGCCTGCGCTAAATACGCTTGCCCTGTTAGCTATACTGCTAAATTCTATTGCCTGCTTCTGCCTCGCCTCTTCCGCTTCAAATGCTTTTTCAGCAGCTTTGCCCAGCGCATAGTTTGCAGCCGCTTTTAATAATGTAAACTGAATATATGCCTCTGCATTCTTAGCCAAAGCAGACTCTGCTTCATCCAAAGATTTTACTTCACCAGTAGTTTTGCCAATGGTGGTATTGTATAATTTTAAAGCCTCCTCTTTTGATATAATTCCTTCACGGGCTTGCTGGAAAGCTATCCTTAAATTTGATACTTGTAAAGTCGCTTTTACGTATTCATCTTTACCAGATGCAACTGCATCATTGAAGCTTTTTATTGCGTTTCCTGTTTCACCTAATTTTTCAGCAAAGCCTGAAAATGCACTAATAATAGGGCCTGTTAGTAACCCAATCAATCCGGCTAAACCAAAGCCTGGAACTAAATATGCTATTTTCCTAAGTCCGCTAAATAAGCTACCTGCGGCATTGCCTATTTTACCAAAAGAACTTGTACCTACTGTTGAAAGTGAATCTATTTGCGCTTTTGTTGCAGCTATTTGTGAATTGTAATCTTTTATTTTTGAAACATCTTTTTCTGTATAAACGGCACTTTTCAGTGTCATTAATTTTTCAGTAAGATTAAATAGTGATTGATTAGTTGCTTGTGAAGTTTTAGCAACATTAGAAATAGCTGTACCGGTGGCAACCAATGGGCTATTTGCCTGTTGTGAATTTTTGCCGACATTAGCAACAGCTTGTGCAGTAGTATTTAGTGACGTAGTAGCCTGTTGTGAAGCAGTTGAAACATTAGACACTGAATCAGCCACCTTATCCAGCCCGGCAACTGCTGAACTGGTATTTGCTTTTATCTCAATTTCTAATGCCATCTATTTAATATTATCCCGATTTTTAATTCTATCCCACATTTCTTTGTCCATAACTATAACCTCACGCTCTTTAGGCTCTACGCCTGCCAGTGGCCAGTGCTTATCAAATTGCCCTTTACCACCACCTAACTGAAAGACTATATTTGCCAGGTTGCGTACAGCTAAACTTTCATCCTGCAACTTACTAAAATAGCCCCGTGTGGCGAAAAAAAACGCTTCGGGGCTACTTGTATAATATTCTCTTTCTGTCCAGCCTAACTTACCCAACGCAAATTCTAAACATTGCTGGCGGTATTCTTCAAAGGTGATTTTTTTTTTGAATTGCTTTCTGCCTGTTTCTGGCTTTCAGTAAAGGCTAATGTTTTTTTGTAAATTTCAGTTTCATTAAGAACGGCCAACGCTTTTTCTATTTCACCCTCACTCATCACATCCACCCAATCACAAACCTCTTCAAAAGTAAAATCTATTTCTTCCTGCTTTACGTAGCAACAGGCTACAAGTCCGCCCCATATTAAAGCATATCCAACTGTGGCCTCAATGTTTAATGTCATCTTGCCCTTCATTTCCATGATAGCAAGCTGGTTAAATTTTAAACCACGCTCTTTGCCGCCGATTGTTAGTTTTATGTATGACATTATAAAGTGATTATTGCGTAGGTTACGTAAATATCAAGCGTACCATCGCCTGCTACAGGATTGCCGCCAGATATATCGACTATCAATGATTTATTATCTGGTAAACCTGTTGACGGAGTGAACGTTAAATTTGCCGTTGGTATTTGCCTTAAAATAGCACTATTAGGCAATGCTATAAAACTGGAAGATGTAAGGTTGCCAGTAACTCCGCTGTATCTTAATTGCAACGACACATTTGTAGTATAAGATGTTGTCCCAAAGATGTACCTTGCTACAAAAGAGATTGGCTGGATTATTTTCCCGTCACCCAATGCTAATACAATAACTTTAGGCGTTGTATTCAATGCCAAAATTTCAGCACTTGACAACGATACCTTAACTGTTATTGCACCCCCCCCAGCCAAATCCGCAATATCTTGTGCGGAGCAACGTCTGCTGACAGCACTTTGCACAATCACCAAATCCTCGGTGCCATCCAACGGGAGATTGGCCTCTGTAAGTTCACTAATTTTTATATCGGGCATAAATTTATTTTATTCAGTTCTTAATCTGTTCCCTGATTCGGTGATTAAATTAAAACCACTTTCCGAAATCAGATAACTTCAACTCGTTGCAGTAGTTTTATTAATAATCCCTTTTGGAGCAATAGAGCCAGTGAATGTACTCGGTGCATCCTGTGCGTAGGTTTCATCCAATGTACCAATGAAGCCTTGTCCGTAGTAAGTCACATCCCCAATCGTTGGAACGGCTACGCCCATTTTCCAATAGATGTTTGTTTTATTGCGCCAGTAATCGTCTAACTGGTCGGTACTTGCCCGGCCTGCTGATGGGTCAACTAATATCTGCCCTTCAAAGGTTACGCCATTGGTCTGATTACCTGCTAATTTATCAGGGCCACACTTTGTATTGGCTTCAATTTCGCTCGTAGCCCTGGTGATAGACTGCGATGTAAGGCAAACAATGGTATCATACACAATGCCATCCGTTCCAATAAAAAGCAATACATCATTACCCGATACTTTACGTTCCATTTTATGTTAATTTAATTGATATAAAATAAATATTTTTTCATTCGGTTCAAGTCCAACCGATACTGTTATAGTGCCTGTAACGGTATCGTATAACGCTTGCTTACCAATTGGTTCACCACTTGTAATTATCTCCGCACAACTAATACCGTCAACTACCACATCTATAATTCTCTTATTTTGCAATCTGTTGTTTGTAAATCCAACTTCACCACCATCCGCAGTATAATCAATTCTAAATACGGCTCCTGCCGCTATCACCGTGCCACCACTTCCAGCATTAGATCCATCCGTATAAATCAGGTGCCTGAATGTTATAAACCTGCTGATGTAACCAAACTGATTTTGTTGCGAATAATCCTGCGTTACATCGTTTGATACCTGTGTATTGTAAATCTGCCCTCTGTCAAGTGCTAAATTAATTTGCCTGGATGGGTAGATTAATTGCAATACCTCATCCGCAACATTATCTGCACTCAAACCCCTGTTCCCAACCTGCCCTCTTGTGTGTATTTCAACTGTTATATTTGTTACCGTTTCAAAAGTACTTTTTGTACTACTATCAACGTTGTTTATAGAGCGAAATACAATGTAATTATCCGGGTTTTTATTATTTGGTAAATACTGGTAATAAACTCCAATGTCCGGTATCTGCGTCAACGCTGCTGCGTATGCTATCCGTAATTGTTCGTTTATACTTCTCACTTCAATAAGTTCTCTAAATTTTTTATTAGTTGCACCCTGTTTTTTTCAAATGCCGGGAATAAAAAAGGGTGAGGTTTTATTCCATTTATTAAAATTGACCTGGCAATAACATAAGCAACTTTATAATCCTCTGCATATTTATCCAATTTATTGCCGGTTCTTTTTTGCGTTTTAACTGAGTAAGTGCCACTGATACCTTTACGTGATACCCACTTTACTATTCTTGCAACAAGCTCCTGAAATGTACCACTAGTTTTGCCTTTATATTGTGCGGCAAATGTTTTCCAGTCTTGAGGCAATGTTGCTACGTAAGCTGCGGCAAATTTCCTTGTCCCAAATTCTACAAAAGCAGCATAATCTGCATTGACAAATATTGTAACCCCAACCGTATCGCCTATTTGCTCCGATATGCTTCCAATGGCATTTTTTAATAACCCTTCATCAACTGGTACGCCCTGCTTTGCATCTCTCACCACATCCAGCCCAAAGGCAGTAAATTCATCCGAAATATCATTTTTTAATTTGGCTGTATCCAACTTATCAAGCACCTCACTCAACCCTTTCAACTGTATGCTAAATCCGGACATAATTAGCTGATATTAATTGCAATGTCTGTAGTGCTGCACCTGCACTTCATTAATCCTTTATATCCTTCCTCATCAATTTCAATACTGTTTATAAGCCACCTCTGCCCGGCATGGTCTATGGTCATATTGGACTGAAATTGTGCGTCATACCTTAGAACGAAGGTTGTATCATATTGCCATTGCTGTTGACTTTCACTATTGAATTGGCTACCTGAACGGTTGTATTTATTTGCCCACCGTTCCCAGCTATTTAATTCGGTATAATAACTGCCGGCACCTGCATCCTGTGTGCTATCCCATTGCTTAACCACCACACGCAAATTAAGTTTTGATATGTCTTTATCACCCCTCATACAACCCTGCGTAATGGAGCTAATATCATTTCTGCAACTGGTGATAATCCCCTGGTGCCTTCGCCCCTGTTTTCATACATGAATAAGAACTGTGCCTTTAAAGCTGTTTTTAAATCTTCTGGCAATGCAGTATAGCCACCAGTATATGTTACTGTCATGCGGCCAAATGGTGACTGCAATTGTCCTACATTATAAACCAGGTCTATTGCTGTGCCATCCTCATTAACTCCTGTTGGGTCAACGGTTACAGGCCCATAAGGCAATGCAAAACCACCATTGCTATTGTTGATGCCTATTGTAAGTTCCCGGCTTAAAAATCCAATGCCAGTGTATTGCTCACAAACCCGGCGTGCGGCCTTTCCTAATGCAGTAATTAAAGCATCGTCTGCATCCTGTTCAATCTTTCCCCAATCTTTCAACTCCTGCAATGTTACTGGTTCAGTTCCATCTGCCAAAGCAGGCATATTAATAACGCTGTTATACAAGCCTGCAACATCATTGCTACGTTGTTTATCTGCGTTACGGTAATAGTCCATTGGTTGATATTAAAAGAGCCTGCCCGGTAAGGACAGGCTCCTGTTATTATTTACTAAGCCTATTATTAGCTTACTGATGCTAATTGGGCAAATACAAAAGCTTTCGGGTCAAGTGTGGCAAAACCAACGCTTGCCTCGATACGTACAGTAATTTTGTTCTGCTGTACATTTTTATCATCCTGCTCAAAGAAGCCAAGGCTAAGGCTTTCAGATTGGATAATTTCAAAAAACCTCCAATCCCCAATAATAGCCTGGTCACCACCAACCCATGAAGCTGTGTAAACAGGAATACCGCAAATCATCAACTGACCTGTAGGGCTAATTGTTACCACGCCAATAGGCTGGGTAAATTCGCCGCTTGTGCTGGCCTTGTAGGTCAAAATCTTTGCCCACACTTCGCCGTCCAGTACGATTCCGTTTACGTTGTATTTAGCTTTCTTTTGCTTGCCAATGGTGCGAATAATTACGCTGATAATATCAGTGCCTGATGTATCCTGTACGCCTGTGGCAGCACTCAGTAAAGCCTGGTAAGCCTTTGTATCTTCTGCTTCATAGTATTTTTCTGGTAACCAGCGACCAAGGTACGCCTGCAACGCTGTAAAGTTCCTGAGCATCTTACGGCTGATTTTCAAAAATCCTGCAAGGTAGTCAAGGTTAACAACCTGCTCGTTCAAATCTTCATCGAACTGTGATTTTGCCCCATTTTCATTACCCTGGAAAGTGATAACACCTTCACCTACTGTGTGACGATAGAAGTGGTAGCTATCTGTTTCAGATGGCGTAACACTTACCAGGTTACGCATGTGTACCATTTCAAACGGTACTGGTACAATCCCTGTACGGTAAGTATTTGGTACTACCCCGGTGCTTACGTTTCCGATAACGGTCATATCCTGCACGGCCTTCAATTTCATGCCCTGCTCATCCATGCCTTTACCAACAATCTTTCCGCCCATGATGTCGGATTTTTTTTCTTCTGTGGCAGATTTAATCTGGCCGGCGAAGGACATATCTTCGTCTTTGCCGCCTTGTGCAGTCATTTTCGCACTTTTCTGCCTTGCCTGTACAATGTCAAGGGCTTTAATTGTTACGTCAAGGTTTTTTTGCATTGCTGCAAAATCTTCCGCTGTAACATCAGGCTTTGCATCCTGCATTTCTTTAATGGATTTATTTACTGCTTCCAGTTTTTCATCCAAATTCTTTTGCTTTTTTAAATGGCAGCAACATTGGTAATAGTGGTTGTGTGTGTCGAACATGGTTATTTA